CGATTATCATCAACAATTTCTACAAAACCATTTCTTGATAAAATATCTCTTGTATAATCTATCCATAAATTATAAGCTTCAGATAAAAAATCATTTATAAAAAAATATTCTTTTGTTTTATGGATATCAGTATTTGAGAAACCTGTTACGCTTATAATATAAGAAATCAATTCTGAATAAAAAATATTTTTAATAGTATTGAATGTATTTTTAAAAATAATTTCACATTGATTTTTAAACGTGATATCTATAAGATGTATATTATTTGTGATATCTATTGTTTTCGAGATCGAATTGGATATCTCTGATTCTAATAACAATTCTAAAATAGACAAAAATTGATCAATGTTAAATGTTTTTGTATCAACATTGCTTGTGTTATTTCGTTTATATTTTCTATTTTTTATTTTAAATTTACCTATTTCTATATATTCCGAATTATCAATTTTTTGACCTATTCCTTTTATAATGGTTGTCAATAACCCAATTATAATATACAATATGAACACAACCATTATACAAATCAATATTACGAACCATAAATTATCTTTTAATATAGAAAAGATATAATCATACATATCAGCATTCATAACCTTTGTAACCATCGGTTCGTCTGCTGTTTGTACTAGTTTAGGATCTTCATATACTATAGTATTTTTTTCTTCTTTGTTTAAATTTTGAGAATATATTGGGCTAACACAAAACGAAAAAACACATGTAAGTAACAATGTTTTGATAAAGCGTTTTATATTTAAATATTTCATTTTTATAAACCTCAATTTTTTATTGTTTATATTTAAATGTCAAAGAAACATACATGGACAATAGTCCATGTATGCCTAAAGATTAAGAATAAATTCTATATCCGATTTCAAGAGTATTATTTTCTCTAGAAACAGAATAAGGATCGAATGTTAAATGAGAGAATAATTCGGCATCAAGAACTTCTGAAGCTTTAGAATAAGTTGAATAATTCGGATCATCAAAATTCAAATCTTCGACATTTCCAAGAGTTCCAGTAGATGTAAGATATCCATCAAAACCTGTTACAAGTCCAATTTCACTAATTGTTGCATTGGCTGTTGTACCATCTGTTAATTGGAACCAATCTTTAAATTCATTAGAAGTAACGTTGAGCTTTAAATCAATATAATTTAATTGTGTTTTGTCACCTTTAAATTTATTAACATATCCTGGTGTTTCAGCATTAAGATCTGGTGCTGTATCACCCCAAGATGGATTATACATAACTTTATCAACAATCATGTTAATTCCATCTAATGACTCAAATTCAATTTTCTTAAAATATGCTCCCCATTTACCATTAAGAGGATGAGAACCCGCATAGTGTACAATAAATTTATACAAAGTTTTATCGATATCTTCAAATTGATCAGAAACAATAAATGGTATCATATGATATAATCTTGAGTTCGTTGAATGTGGTGGATAAGCTTGACTAAGAACTGTTCTGTTTACAGCACCATCGCCAGCACACCAATATGCAACTTTTCTTCTTCTAAAGAGATCTCTATTATGTCTTGGTAATTTCGAACTATCAAGACCATTTAAAGTTACTGTCTGAACTTCTTGAGCATTTGCACCGGTATTGATATCGATTTCTCCCAAAACATTATCGTTTAAAAAGATATGTTGATTTTCTATATTCGGCTTAATAGGAAATACATTTTCAAGAAGCTGTGTTCTTCCCGGAAGAGCAGTCTGATTCTTTATAAGTTGTTGTTCAAAAGAACCATCATGTTTACAGTTCTTAGCTGTAATCAAGATTTCTGTATCAAAACCAGTACTCTTTTTATTTAATGCTAAAGAGTCCTTTGTAATTAAACCATCACTAAAAGTAACAATCTTATTCATAGTATACCTTTTCTCCTGATGAAGATTTTATTTTAAGCATTCCTTTTAATGAAATAACATCTGATGGATGAAATTCAGAATGCTCAGTTATGGATTCATTGAATCCTAATTTATCGGAAGATCGTTCACACATATGCATTGATAAATCATATTTGAACTGATCATCGATGATATATTCGTTTGTTTTTTCATTGATTTTTATTCCATTGTTAATATTAGAATAAAAACTATCAAAATTTTTAGAAACATATTTGTATTTTAATTCAATATTTTCATTTTCAGTTATAGCATATTTCGAAGATACTCTACTACGTAATCCCACGTTATCTTTATATTTATCAGTAAGTCTAGAATATATAGGATTATAAAATAATTGCAAATACATTCCACCATTATCTTGATTTCCGAAAGAATATTTATAATTAATTGTATATAATTGAGAAAATACTGAAAGAAATTCATCAAACAGTAATTTCATATCTTTAACAAATGTTTCATCTGAAGAAACCTTTTTTGAAGTACCATCAGTAGAATCCCCAGTATATATAAGGTTTGAAAATGAATCGGTTACCCAAGTCTTAAATGCTTCATTTATTGCATTTTGTACACGTAAAACATCATCTAACTTATATTTTCCATTTGTTACAGGTATATTTGTATTTATATAATTTATTAAACCACTAGATTTAGCATATTCCAAATATTCAGAAAATTTACTATATCCTTTAAAAATAAAATTTATAGAATTATTTGTTCTAGATTGTTGAAGAATATATTCCCATGCTTGAAATTCTCTGAAATCATAGCATTTTCGCAATTTTCTAGTTATTTTTTCTATAAGATTTGGATATTGATTTTTATAATCGAGAACCAATTCACCAAATGTTGTGTTCTTATTAACTTCTCCCAACTGTTTTCCATCAGAATAATACCTAAACTGTGTAAAGAAATCGTCGATTTGTTCTTTATAATCAGTCAAATGTTTTATACCATCTGCAGATTCCATTTCCATAGTCAAAATACCATTTTCACTTACTACACCATTTTTTACAACATCTGTAAATCTTGTAGTCGGTATATATTTTCCATCAAGATCAATGTCTTTTAACAAATCTTCAAATAACTCAGGATTTTCTTTTATAAAATCCACAACTTTCCAAGAAGCTATCTCTGGAGAAATATCCATAACTTTTACCGGAACACCATTTAAAATTATAGTATTATTCTCCAATTGATTTATATCAACAGACAAGAGACCCATTTTTCTAAATACTACCGAACTAGTTATAACACATTCATCTGTACATATAACATCTGAATCTTCAAACCGTCTTTGTAATACAACATCGTCGTAACCATAATCTAGACTACCAACGAGATTCTTAGAATTTTTCATTTGTTGTGTCCAACATAATGCTGCAAATAATCCTGCAGGTGTAACACTATAATTTTCAAAATTTATTTTTATATTAAAAAATTCATCAGAATCATTATCATAAACATACCGTAACATCATGTAAACCATATCTCGTAATGTACGTTGAGATTCTTGAACGTCTATCGTTTTTGTAAGAGTTATATATTTAGTTAAAATAGAACCAAAATTACTAGATAAAAGCTTCTGTTTTATATAATTTTTTTTGGTCTTAACTATTGATCCAGAATCGCTTTTATCTATTCCTCCCCACATATCATCATCTTTAACAAATTGATCGTAATCGTGATATGATTCTGTAGTAGTAGATAACTCATTTATCGACAATGCAGGGACTTCTCTAAATACTAAGGATACAGAATTTTCTAATCCTTTTGTAGTATCAATTTTAATACTCGATTGATCATCCGTTGTATATTTTTTTTCAAGATAATATCTTTTTAATTCAGAATTTGGATCCTGTAATATTTTATCCATTATAATTTCTAGTACATAATTGTTTCCTTTATTTGAAATAAGTTCATTCAAATTTCTCACAATACGTTGTTTAATATTTATATCCGAAATTTCTTTGAGACTACTATAACCATATGAATCCAAAATATCATTGCAGTTTTCAACACTATAAATACCAACGGAATAACGTTCTATATATGAATTCGAATAATTAATAACGGTATAATACAAAAGATTTTGAATCATAAGTAAATTATACAATGGTTGTTTTGAATCAAAACCTTCTATATAATCCATTATTACATGCTTTTTAGCTTTATCATAAGCTTTAAAGAAATAAAAAAGTTCCGTGCTAGATAAGATATTTTCATCGTATTTAATTATAGAATAATTTTCCAAAGACCTAATATAGAATGGTGTCATATCAGTACCAACAAAACGTAAATAATATTTTGTTGGATTTTCTTTTATTATTTCTTCAATATGATTTTGAAGAATATAAAAATTATATGTTAATGGATATGTTGTTTTACTTATATTTTGAACAGGCATATAAGTTAATGTATAAAGTTTATCACTAATTGGAACTTCTTGACCTGTATTCGGATCTGTTGTTGTCCATGAATTTAGATTTCCAACCAAAATAAAATTGTCTTCTATAGTTAATTCATCTTTTTTATAATATGTTAAATCTGGATTTGGTGGAACTGTTTGATCGACTTCTATAAAACCATCTATTCCGAGATCTTTGTTAATCACGTAGATTGTTTCATCATCTGGATTCGGTTTACCTAAAAACTGTCGATAATAAAGATTCTTTTCATCATAAAGATAAATTCTAGAAACACGCAAAGCATTTAAATAATCGACAATTAACTGAACTTTTTTTCCATACAATTCATTTAATGTTTCTAATCTATAATTTGTAATTGTATTTAATACACCCATATTGAAATCATAATTTTTATTTTTCCGATTTCCATTCATATATGAATACACAAGATTTTTATATTTTAAACGTTCATCTAACAAATAATCGTTAAATGTATCGGTTCCTGTATAAGCACCATGATATTTTATATATTCATATAACGAATCCGATGTTTCGGATTTTCTAGCTTCATATTCATTTTTTATAACTAAACTACCAATAAAATCGGCTACTTTTGTGAGTTCCACAACACCTTGTCTTGATCTATATACTGCTTCAAAACTCATTAAGGTACTCCTAATTTATTTTCAACGAATTTTATATCGTATTTTGTAAATATCGGTTTAAACATATTTAATGTTTCTTTAGAATTTACACCATATCTACTAAAATACAATTTTAAATCTGCACGATTTTGTGGTGAAAAATACTTACCGTATTCTTGTATAAAACCAAACAAATCACCAAAAGCCATATCCATACTTATAAAAGGTGCAGTTTTTTTATTATCCATAGATTTATGAACAGATTCTGATAACATAACTGTTTGTACTAATTTACGTCTATGCAAATCTAAAACTTCGGCAGCGATATCAAAAGAATTTATATCATACTTATTAGTTAAATATTTTTCCAGAACTATATTTACATAATCATACAATGTAAAAATAGGCCCATGATGCATTTCAATTTTTGTCTTATCACCCTTTTTAGAATCTATATTACCAAATACAGCACAATGTGTTAGACCTAAATCACTTTTAAGGTAATTTATGTATTTCTTATATAACTTACTAGTTCTAACCAATTTTTCAACATGTTTTATAAAGGAATTACGTATTTTTGGATCACTCAGATCAACATATGACTTATCAAATGGTAAATAATAATATTTAGAATCTTCCATAGAAATAATAATATTTCCGTTTTTTGTTTCTTTATATACTAAATTTACCATTTTTGTTGTTGTAACTTCATTAACTTTTCTCATAAAATAACACCTTTTGTATATAACAATGTTTTGCTTTAAGTATAAAAGAAAAAAAAAATAAACTAGGGGAAATCCCCTAGTTTATTTGGAAGATTTAATACGTGCAAAACTCTCTTCCTAAGGATATTCCATCCTAGTTCGACCATCTATCATAGGGAACTTAATCCTTTTCCTAATAGACTTATGTTTTATGCCGGATTAGTGGAAGTGGGAGTCGAACCCACACGTGGGATTACCCCACACGAGATCTTAAGTCTCGACTGGCTACCATTACACATTCCGCTAAATTTATTTTATTTCATTAATAAATATATACTTATATCGTTTTTATTATTTTTTATAAATGTAAGTTATAGTCAAATAAAAAAAAAATAAAGACCCAGGAGAAAGGAGAAGTA